TTAATAGATAAATGTTCCTCCAAATGTACCATCGCTTGAGTCTGCAAAAATCACTTCTTTAGTTCTGTTATTAAATACTCTAAAGACTACCTTAGTTCCTGTTGCCTCAATTATGTACTTAATCTTGTCGCTTGGTTTTAGCAGATAACTTGAGCCTATTATCATCTTTTGGTCGTTTAGACTTACCATTTTAACTCCACTTTTGCCTGATGTTTCCCAGCGTACATTTATATCTTCTTTAAACGTGCTTGGGGTTGGGGTTGGGGTTGGTTCTTTTGGTTTTGAGCAGCCTAACAAGACTACTGCAAAAAGTATGCTTAGTTTATTCATTTTGTTTAAATGCTTTAAAATACCTTATAGGGTACAATTATAGTTAATAACGGCTTTATAATACCACTTAGGGTATAAAATATTAAGACCCACATTCAGAAAATACCTCACAACTATCTCCACCAAGTAAATCAAGTTGATAAGTGTATTCGTCTGCATCGTTTTTAATTTTACCATTCCAATCATTGGCTTCTTTAAGTATCTGATTCGCACTTCTATTATTTCTAAAAAATACTTTTGAATGACCTAATGGGTCAATCGGGTATTTCTGCTCCATTTCGTTCATAAAATCAAATGCTGATGGGTTTTCCTTTGCAATCTGAAATAGTTTTCTATCCGCTTTCTTCCAACAAGTCTTACAATTTCCTTGATAACCTTTAAGTTCTAATCTAAAAGGCATTGAACGCCAAAAGATATTAACCATAGGTTTGTTTGAAGGTATCATTCTACTATTGATAAGCGGATAAATAAATCCCATTTCTTTGGCTTTCGGACTTATTCTATCTGCTTCATCTTTTCTTATGCCTATTGCAGTATCATAGGCTTCGCCATTAAACCAAACTTTAGCAAATGATTGAATAGGTGCTTGTTTTAGTTCTCTTGTGCAATGAGGAGTTGCTTGGTTTGGTATGCCATATTTTTTAATAATCTGCTCAAATGGTTCTCCTTTGCGTTTAGCGTGTTCAAAGTCGGTTAAAGTATAACCTGTTCCTTTTCTTTCTCCTTGCCAAACTAAAGCCTCTACCCAATGTAATTTCAATCTAAAATGATTATCGCACCTTTCTACGAATTCAAGTGTTTGTTCGTTCTCAAGTCCTGTATTAGCAAATACAAAAACAATATTCTCATAGCCAAATTCTCTATAATGATTCTTTAGCCATTGAGCCATAAATGCTGATGTTTCGCCACCCGAAAAAGATACTAATAAATTTTTGTTCATTATGCTTTAGCCGCTTTAATCAAAACCTCCTCCAGAATCTTTTTGACTGATTTATCTTGCTCAATAGCTTTTAGTTGGTAAAACTTGACTACTTCAGTAGGTAGGTCGAGTGCTTTTCTTTTTCTTTCTTTCATTTTATACCATTTATTTTTAACAATTCAACTTCTTGCATTGCTTTGTCAACCCAATCCTGATTTTGGTCTTTTAGCATTTCGGACATTTGCTCAATAATCAAAAACATTTGTCTTTTAGTTGTATCGTCATAAAAGCAAAGTTCTTTATGTGAATTATATCCTAAAACTTTTGTTCCTGTTTTGTGAGTGTAAGATTTCATATCGTTATTGTTAATTGTGTGTGTGCTTATACTAAATTATTATCAACGTAACGCTTGAATATTTCTTTGACCTCGCTTAATGTATTAGCAGAGTCATCAGGGGATGCACCATCTGAATCTTGTAATCCCCACCATCTGTAGTCTGAAAAATAAACTGCAAACATTGTCTTACCATTGTAAGTAAGTTTATAGTCAGAATACTCTACACCTTTTTTTGTTGCTTTTACTTGTGTTGCCATAGTTGTTTTATGAATGTTGTTGAATACTTTTTGAGTAGTTTTCATATCGTTGTTCTTAATTGTGATACAAATATACAAATAATATTCATACAAAAAAATTTATTTTACTTTTTTTTTAAAATTTATCCATTTCCTCCAACTCCTTAACTCTCTTTTCGGCTGATTCTAAACGAGTTGCAAGTTCTAAAATATTTTTGTTAAGTTCAAGATTTCTTGCCCTTGCTGCCATTTCTGATAGATAAAGTTGACCGATGTGCTGATGAACCGAAACTAAATCTGTAAGAATCTTTTCGGCTTTTTCTTTTCGCTCTCCACTTGCTTGTTCTGCGCTATTGTGTAAGGTAGTGATGACGTTTCCTAACTTACCTACTATATGTAAGGTCTTAGCTTCTTTTTGATCGTCAAAGGTCATCTGTGCTTTGAGAAGGTATAGTTGCTCAAAAGTCTGCTCGTACGCTTGTTTGTAGTTCATTAGAATAAGTTTATTTGCTTAGTATCTGATTTATTAATAATACCAAGTGCAGTATTTAAAATATGTAATCCCAAATCTGAATTTACTGCATTTCTTTCTTCTTTTGTTTTTTTTGAAGCTGTTTGATTTTTGCCATTCATTCTACCAATTTCATTTTTTGGCAAATCAATATTTAATATTTTAAAATTTGACCATAAATAATGCCTTCCTATTAATTGTGGGTTAAACATTGGTTCATAATAACTTATTACATTTTCAATGCAAAATTTGCCTTTATAAAAGGTATTTAATAAAATTATTTCTTGCCACAAACTCATATCTGGATACCTAATTATTCCTTTGGGATTTAAAAAATAATTAGTTCTACTATGTGTTGGACAAGGTGGTGAACTCCAAATAAAATCAAACTCTTTGTAGTGGTCTAATAAATATTGATGCGCATCCGCAATAATTACTATATCATTTGGGAATCTTTCCTGATACAATCTTGCAAGTTCTGGGTCAAGCTCGACTGCCGTAACCTCAATATTTGCCACTTCATCCCATTTGTAACGATTGCCACCTAAGCAAGCATAAAGGTTTAATATCTTGTATTTTTTGTTTTCCATTAGAATGGTGTTTTAGTTTCACTTGCAAATCCTATAAATTCTCCTGCTTCTCTCATTCTTTTACCTTCTCCTGCATAGCAGATTTTACTTTCTAAGGTTTCTCGATATCGAGATTTTCTCCAATCAAATTCTAAAAAGCCAATCAAAGGTTTAGCCTTTCCAATTGTATCGGGCTTGATTTTAGAAAAGTAAACATCTGTATCATTTTTCTCTTTATCTGGCCAATCTACCGAGCAAATAACTTTTCCGTTCCTATACCAACTTGCCCCACCACTTATATCGTTTGCGTCTGGGATTCGCCTTTTCTTGGTGTCTTTGTCAAACTCTACGTTCTTAGGATGGGCTATTGTCATAAAGTGCCTCTGTTTTAATTCTGCTAACTCGTTCCGGTAGCTTAAGACATAATCCAGATATTGGTCTTCCCTGCCTTGAATATCGTGATAGAGGTTCTTCCAACTATCAATAAAGCAAGTGTTAACAATTCCGTTTTTATCTTCATACTCGCAAGTAAAGTTCCAAAGGTCAATAGGGGAAAGTGGTTTTTTAGCATCTTCTTTGCCTGCAATCAAAAAATAAGTATCAATCCAAGCCGTTGCGTTTATCAAATCTAAATCAGTAATTGAGTTCTCGTAACCCCTAAAACTTCTACGATAATACTTTACTATTAGCTTTCTTCTAATCTCGTTATAACTTCCAATATCAGGTGCGTAAAGTAAATGTCTTAACCCAAAAACTTCTGATTGATAGAATAGTAATTCAAGCCCAAACTCGGTTTTACCACTTGCGGGAGTTCCTGTTATATCGGTTACGCCATCTAAAGCAAACTGAAATACCCCATTTAAGCACTCAAATCCTGCGTAATTCATTCCCGCTCCGCCTGTCTTATGGAATACTTCAAACTCTTTTCGTTTGTCGTTGTAATCAATTATTTTAACATTCATTAAAAACCCCTTTCTTTAAATTCACGAATTTTGCGCTCGGTTTCCGTTTCTTCTGTATGGTTGTTAAACTTTAATTTACCTTGAAGTTCATCTTTACTTGCCCATCCTTGTATAGCTTTTGCCCAATTGACATATTTGTTACCTTCTTCTGAATATCTTTCGGCTGCTTCGTAGTAGTGTTTAAGTTTTTCTTTACTCCAATCTGGGAATGAGTTTTTAAATTCGTTTTTATCAAAGATTAAAGATTTATCAAAAGAGATTTTTACGGGTGTATTTACTTTCTTTTCTTTTTCTTTTTCTTGTTCTTCTTCTTGTTCTTCTTGCGATTGAGTATCCATACTCTTTACATACTCTATCAATAGAGTATCTTTAACAAGTGTAAACTCCTTATTTATACACTTTTGAACCAATGGAGAGGTGCTTGAATTATACTTTAGCCAATTACCCAACGCAATCTCATTTGTTTTTTCATTGTACCTAATTTTATTCTTAGAAATAAAGTATGTAAGTAGTTTTGATACCCTATCCATAGAGTATCCTAAATCAAATGAAATCTGTTTTTTTGTAATCTCATAAACTCCACATTGTTTAGTCCTTTCATTTGTCATTAAGTAAATGTAGAATAACTTATGGTCATTATCTAATTCTGACACAAAACTATCACTCCAGAATGATGTATGAATTTTTCTAAATATTGCCATTAGTCAATAATTTTAAACCCTAATTTGTTAATTTCTTTAAATAACTTTACTGCCGCTTCATCTAATCTTTTTAATTCTTCTAATTGCGCGCCCTTGTCTAAAACAAAATGGTCATTTAGGCTCATTGTAGCTGCTAATTCTGGGTTTGATTCTCTAAGTATTTCTTTAGCTGATTTACTTTTTTTACCTGCTATGCTGCGAATTTGGCTTGGCTCTAATCCTGTAACCTGCTTACAATTAGCTTTATTATAGTCAATAATAGATTTTACACCATTTTCTTGATAATTCTTAGCATTTATTCTTTTAGAATTTTCAAGTTGAACCTCTCTAAGAGTTTGGCTTGCTATTTCTTTTGTTGATAATTCAGAAAAA